CAGATACTATAGTTGGTTGGCCTGATCCTACAGTCATAACACCTGTTGCAGGAACTACTTATCCTGTGACAATGACATGGAATAATTTTAAAGTTACTCCTGGTGATAAATTTAAACAACTTTCAGGTATATACAATTTTCCTACGTCTCCAGATCCTGATAGTTCTTTCTCTAATCCTTACTCACAATATGAAATGAAGAATCTAAACATAAAATTATACGTATGACACTAGAAGAATTCGTAGATGATTTAGGAGAGTTAGCATTAGATCTAACAGAACCACAACAACTATTATTAAGGATAGGTGGTGGTATAGTCGAAGACATGAAAAGTAGAGTTCCTGTTGATACTGGTTACTTACGTAATAATATAAGAGTATCGGTTACAGGAAACGATCAGATTGTTTTTAGTATGCCTGATTACGGAGTATTCCAAAACTATGGAGTTAAAGGTACAAGTGGTGGAGCTATCATTGCACCAGGACATAATAAACCTTGGAGAGGTGGTCTACTTAAACAACCTTTTGGAATAACTGATCCTGCTATAGTTGGTCCTTTTAGATATTCAGCAAGGAGATATGGATTACCGTCAAGGCAATTCTATGATGAAGGTTTACTCACTACCGAGATTGGCGAACAGTTCTTGGAAGATATCCTAGTTGACTTCTAATGAATACACAAATGATAATACACTTATACTTACTAAGAAAAGCAAATAAACAAATAAGAGAATGGCAGTAGCAATATTACAATCCCCTAACATTCCGTTTGATCAAGCATACGGACCAAATCCAGTTACTCTAACAGGTATCCCAGTAGATCCTGTTACCGGAGTATTACAGGCACAGAAGTATGTCTTAAGGATATATCGTAACGGTACACTAATAGCAGACCTTAGACAGTCTCCGAATAGTCAAGCCTTAGCAATCTTTGATATACAGAATACACTACAGAATTTTGTTGCTCCATCTCCAGCTACTATAGAAGAGACAGGTTATTCAGGTTTAGATTTAGCAACAGCAACAAACGAATCAACTCCTTATTCTTTTGAAGTAGGGTTTGAGAACAACGGAGTAGTAACAATTGAATTCGTAGATCCTGTTATACATATAGACTTTGGTGGTTCAAAAGAATATTGGCAAGTACCTTATTCAGCTGCACCATTTATTCCTGTCTTATCAACTAATGCAGCAACATGTACTAATGTAGTTAAGAGAGCAGATGTTTTCTCTGATGTTAGAGCCTTTAGGACAGGAGCTGAGATTACTGATGGTAAACCGCCATGGCTTACAAGTACTACAGCAGTATACGAACGTAATGTAACAGTCGATGATATGACTACTCTATCTTATTATAATGGAATAGGAGGAACTGGTCCGGCGACAGCAAAAGGTATAGAAGCATTTGCATTTTGGCAATACAGTGATAATACTTTTTTAAGTTACGATGTAATTTATAATAATCAAACTAACGGAGGTGGTCCTAACACTACAACTGGTCAAGGTATTGTTCCTACATATCCTTTTGTTGGAATTACAGCAGGAACTGGTCCTAAGAACATGCCAAGCTTTGGAGGATCTAGTGTTACTCATTACTATGTAGCAGTTAACACATGGACTCCGAGTTCTTGTACTGGTGAAACAACTAATCTTACTGATGATTCAATATTTGATGTATTTAGATTTAATATAATAGATCCACTCTGTAACGACTATCCTGAATTCCAATTTAGCTGGTTGAACTCATATGGCTTTAGAGATTACTTCTCATTCTCAAAAAGAAAAGAAAGAAGTGTAGGTATGAGTAGAAATACTTACCTTAGAGAAGCAGCAGATTATAATGGATCTAGTTATTCAGTTGATGTTGCGGATAGAGGTACAACAGTATACTCTCAAACTCTAGTTGAAAGGTTCTCTGCATTTACTGATTACGTATCTGATGCTGATGCTAAATACTTAGAAGGTTTGTTTATTAGTGCAGATGTTAAAGTTAGATTTGACGATGCAGAAGGAGCGTTAAGATATGAATGGTATCCAATATCATTACTATCCAGTTCTTATACTGAAAAGAATTACAGAAAAGACAGGTTGTTCCAATACAATATAGATTTCAAACTTGCGCATAACATAAAATCTCAAAGAGGATAGATGATTCAACTTAAAGTATATAATGACGAAACAAAGCTACAACAGTTTTGGCTTGATCTTTATGAGACTGAGCCAATTAAGCTTACGCTCTCAATAGAAGATATAACGAATGCTGAGGCAACCTCTGTATTTAGTAAAGCCTTTAAAGTACCAGGCACTAGAACAAATGCAGAGTTCTTTAAGAATAGCTTTGATGTTGATGGTATCTTATATGATGTAACAGTTAAAAAGCCAGCCGAGATCTTAGTAGACGGTGCTGAGTTTAGACAAGGCCATATTAGATTACAAAAGATATTCCTTAATACAGAACAAGATCGTTATGATTATGAATTACTATTCCTAGGAGAGACTAGAGATTTTAGTTCTAGGATAGGAGATAAAGGTTTATGTCAATTAGATATGCCTGAGTTAGTTGGTAACGATGATGGTAGTTCTTTAAATAATGCTGGAGTCCAGGCTTCATGGCAAGCTTTTCCAGAGTCTGTAAGTTTAACTGCAGGTATACATAACGGAAATATTATATACCCTCTTATTGATCATGGTAATAGCTACTCAGATACTGGAGTGGTAGAACAAACAAGGATAGCAGTTGATATATCCGATCCAAACATTACAGTAAGCACAGGTAATAATCCATTAGGACTCGATAGAATGAAACCTATGATTAGAGCTAAGAGGTTAGTAGATCAAATATTTCTTGATGCAGGTTATACTTATACTTCTACATTTTTTGATTCTGATCTATTTCACCAAATTTATATTTCTGCCTTTGGTAATTCTGCAACTGTTGGGTATGAAGCAGATGGAGATAGTACTAGTTCTGTCAATACTGCATACGGTGAAGACTTAACTCAAATACAATCTACTCTACAAAGTGGTACACCGAGTATTAATAATGTATTAGAATTTCCTGATAACCAAGTAGATGCAGGTAACAATTTATTTGATTCTTATTATACAGTACCTACAGGAAGTGGTTCATATAGATTTACTGCTGAATGTTTTTATGATGCATATCGTGAAAACTCTGATTATACTCAAACTCCTGTTTCTGGTAGATTAAAACTTTGGAACATAACACAGAACGTTCTAATATTTCAAAGTGGATTAGGTGGTCAAGGTACATTACAATTTGATCATACACAAGTAGTAACAGCTGGTGTAATGAGTCAAGGTGATAAGGTAGGAATATTTGCAGAACCTAATTCATCTGTTGATTATGATGTAGTAACAAATGTAATCTTTGAAGTAGTATCAGCACCAGGACAATATAATCCATCACAAGGTTTAGAATGTTCTTATAAGCAAGTAGATTTTATAAAAGATATCTTAACTGCTTTTAGATTAGTTCTTGCACCTGATCCTTCTAAGCCAGATAACTTTATCATTGAACCTTGGCAGACATACATTAATAGTGGTGAACTATATGATTGGTCTAATAAGCTTGTACAAAACAAAGATGTAGTTATAGAGCCAGTATTTTTTAGTCAGTCTGAGACGATTAAATATGATATGCAGCCAGGTGGTGATTATACAAATATTTACCATAAGCAAGCATACTCTGAAAATTATGGTTACCTAGAATTTAATAGTGGTAATGATTTACTTAAAGGAGAAAGAAAGGTAGAGCTAAAAGGTATTGCACCAACTCCTATTACTCAAATAGATGGATGGGCACTTGGAGATAATGTTGCTTTGCCTCAATTACATACAAGATCGTCAACAGATACAGGAACACAGGATTTACCATTAAAGGTAAAGACGAGAATGTTATTTTATAATGGACTGCAAAATTTTATAAACATAAACAGTCTTGGAGGACCAAACAATACATGGTACTTAACTAACTCTCCAAACCCAACAGCATTAACTACATATCCATTAGTTAGTCCTTACCAAGAATGGCCTATTGCACCTGAGACGTTAAATCTAAATTGGTTTAACGATGTACAGTATTGGCAAACGGTTGTAGGTTATAATTATGTTGGATCTACTTTATACTCAGATTACTGGTCCAGATATATTGGTAGCCTTTATAACAAATACAGTAGAAGAGTAACCGCTACCTTTATATTAAATAACATTGATCTTAATACTTTTTCTTTTGATGATACAATATTTGTTAACGGAACTTATTATAGACCAGAGAAAATTATAGATGTTCAGGTTGGAGCATACACTGAAGTCCAAGTAGTACTTATAACTGCTAATGATTTTACTCCTTCGGTTGTACTTAATGAAACACTAACTAATTTTGGTGCAGTAGGAACTAATGTAGGTTGTGCTGCCACTGATGGTATTATAACTATTACAACTGATGGTACACCAGGGTTCACGTGGACTCTATCTAGCGGATTAACAGGATCAGCACTAACAAGTTCACCAGTAGGACAAGCACCATATGTATTTAATATTAATAATGTAGCTCCAGGAAATTATACAGTTGATGTAATAGATATTGCAGGAAGAACAGGATCAACAACAGTTAACGTACCTGTAAGTGGAACAAATAATCCAACTGCAACTCATGTAATAACTGAGCCTACTGATTGTACTTCACCATGTAACGGATCTATACTCGTAACACCAGCTAGTGGAGTTGCACCGTATACAATAGTTTGGACTGCACCAGTGTTAATTGGTAATAATTTAAATCCAACTAATTTATGTCCAGGATCTTATTCTTATCGTATTGTAGATAGTAACGGTTGTGAAAGTCCAACTTATGCTGCACCACTTACATGTGTAACAACTCAGAATATTTGGAATTATGCTCAGGACTTTAACTGTCAATTCTTAGGTAATACTTTCTTAAAGGTAGACGTAGGCGCATCTACTCCAAATCCTTCTGCTGATGTAGTTGAATTAAAATTAATAACTGGATCTAATATAGCAGGTTGTTGGAGACCAATAAGTGTAACAACAGGAACACCAACTCATACTATAGCTCAAGTATACGCAGACTGTAATACATGTCAAGGTATTGTTCCTGGAGCAAACTATTGGAAAGTACAAGATTGCCTTAATCCAACAACAGTAATAGTAGTGAAAGAAAATTCAGCTAACCCGCCAAATGTAAATGATGTATTTAATTTAGATGGTATAGCAGGTTGTTGGACAGTAATAGGAGAAGGACAAGCAAGCGATTGGTCAGGTTACGAAATGACAGGAGAATATGTAGACTGTGCAGCTTGTGCAGGACCAGTAGGACCACGTATGTATTCAGCTGAAGCAGAAAATCAAGGTGGATTTAATTCTACATGTCCTACAACAACATTCCCTTATGCAATATTTAGTCCACTTACAACAGATGCAGCATTATTAAACGTAGGTGATACATTATATTCTGATGCTAATTTTAATAATCCTTGGCTTGGTTCTACAGCCAAAGCTAAGTTTTATTCATTAGCAAATCAAACAACGTTATCTGCAGCGATTGTATCTGCGAGAATAGACGGTAACGGAACAATAGTACAACTTAATATATGTTAGAGTTCAAAAAATCAATAAACGATATTTAATAGTATGGCAGATAAAACAGTAAAAATTACCTTTGAGATTGATGGACTCCAACAATCGGTAACAAACATAGATGATGCAAAGGTAGCATTAAAGGAATTAGAGACTCAAGCAGAGAAGACCGAACAAGCAGCGGCAGGCGCAGCTGACGAGTTTAAAGACTTAGGTAAAGAAGCGAAGAATGCTGGTGAAGGTGGAGAAGGAGCTATAACTGTATTAGATGAAGCAACTGGTGGTTTAGCCAGTAGATTTACTAATGTTATTAAAGGTGTTAAACAAATGGGTGCATCTCTAGTTACATCTTTTAAAGCAGGTGTAAAAGGAGCAAGTTCATTAAAGATTGGTATAGCAGCAACAGGTATTGGATTACTTGTAGTTGCATTAGGAGCGATCGTTGCTTATTGGGATGATATCATTGGATTAGTATCTGGTGTAACAAGTGAACAAAAGAAACTTAATGAAGAAGTAGATAAAAACTTAGCAACTCAACAAGAAGCGTTAGAAGCTATATCGGCTCAAGAAAACTCATTAAAGCTACAAGGTAAGACTGAAGAAGAAATACGAGACCTTAAGATTCAACAGACTAATGAAGTAATTGATGCAACGATACTACAGTTGCAACAAATGGAAGCTACTAAGAAAGCTCAAGTAGAAGCCGCTCAAAGGAATAAAGATATTGCTCAAGGTATAATTAGATTCTTAACTCTACCTATTACAATCTTATTAGGTACTGTTGATGCTCTTACTTCTGCTCTATCATTAATACCTGGCTTAGGAGATGTAGCAACTAATTTAGAAGAAGGATTCTCTGGAGGTATTGCAGGACTTATCTTTGATCCTGAGGAAGTAGCAACAGAAGGCCAAGCTGCCATAGATGAGACTACAAAGCAGTTAACAGCACTCAAAAATACTAGAGATGGATTTATATTAGCTGGTGATAAAGAGGATGCAGCAAGGACAGAAAAACAAAATGCAGATCGTCAGAAAAGAATAGATGATGAGAAAGCAGCGGCTGAAAAGATAGCAGCTGACAAAAAAGCAATACAAGATAAAGCTGATGCTGATGCTCTTAAGGCTCAACAAGTATATTTAGCTAACAGACAGTTGATAGATGGTTTATTACAACAAGCTGAC